ATTTATTGATCGTTGGATACCATCTCCTCCTCTTATTATCAGCACTAGCTTTATCGCTATTACTGCGGCTGCATCTCCAATATTATTAAACGTAATAAAAGGACTAATAAAAAATCTTATAAAAAAGGCTACGGCTGGGAAGTCAAAGAGTGCTGATGAGGTAAAATCTGACCCTTCTTAGGTACAACTTCTATGTCTTTACAAAGATTGTAATAAGGACTTGTTTTAGCAAACTGAATACCTGCTAGTTTTTTCTCACCACAATGCTTTAATCTTGCAAAATGCCAGTCTAGTTCTAGGTTTTTAAGCTTTTGTTTATTAATATCATTCTGTGTTTTAGCTGCATCCTCGCACTCTTTACCTAACCGTCTGTTTAAAGGGATAGAAAAATTTAAAGTTAATCCAGTTCCAAGTGCATAGCTATCTTTATTCGTACCAGAGTAGTTTTGTTGATAGTAAAGAATGTTACCTGGGTTATCAGGTGTACCATCTCCTATAGCGTTGCCATCATCATCAAAATCACCAACTATATCTGTTGGATCGTACACTGGAGTTTCGTAAAAATGGCTAAAAGGTTTGCGGTAATTTGAATTAAAAGTGGTGAATGGAGTTATGGTCATCATTCCACCCTGACACACAACCCCACCACCATATTGGTTTGTATGGAAACTACCGTTATTTACATTCCAATTCTGATTAGTTACTGATCCACTATTACTTTGGCTTACAGCATTAGCTAAAACTCCTGTTGGCAACAGGGCTATTGAAAGACAGAAGTAGTAGTAACTACGGATTCTGTGTCTATTTGACGATTTATAGTTGTGACGTTCTGAAGTCCTGGCCCTGAATATGTTTCTGTAAATTGAAAGGCATCTCCCGATGTAGGATTTGTTTGTGTCCAGTTTGGTTTTGTTGTCATATCTGCTCCTGTCCATGTATAACTTTGTCCTCCTACAGTTCCTGTAACTTGTACTGCATCAGGTGACATACTTCCCCCATCATGTTTGATTCCTGTTCCTGTAACTGTATATTCGTAACCAGTTTTATAGTCTTTACTTGTAATAGATTCTGTAATAGATGTTGTAGTATTTGTAGTGCTGGACATGGTTCCTGTTGTAAAATTAGGAACAATGTTTGCATTAGCTGGTAAAACATATAGAAGAAATAGTAATAAGAGCTTCCGCATGATTCATCAGTCTACCGTCACTGTAGTTACATAAGAACCTGTGGCCGTAGTACCTGCTGACCCTGCTGTTAGGCCAATTACATGGTTATCAATAGTACCAGCTAGGTTTGTAGCTGTACCTCCCGAAGTACTGGTTAGATCACCAAAAGGACTTACCTCACCTGTAGTTAAACTTGTAGCTACAGTATCACCTGTCGTATGTGAGACTGTGTAATTAAAACTTTCTCCGTCAGTCAACTGGCTTGCAGTAATTGGTGTATAAGCGTTTACACCATTAGTAGCTGCTCCTAGTCCACCAAGGCTTCCAGCAGTTGTACCATCTGTTGTAGTAACTCCAGTTCCAGAAACACTGTATGAGTTTCCTATACGATCTGCTGTAGTACCAGGGGCTGCTACCTCAAGCTTGATTGATGATGATATTGACGAAGTGATGTCTGCGTATATCGGGCTTGCTAAAAGCAATGGCAATAAAAGTAGTTTCTTCATTGGATTCCTACGTTTGAATCTTTATTATCTACTATCTTTGGTGCTTTGTTGTTGTTATTACCGTTGCCGTTTTTCTTTTTGCCTACCTGTAAACCGAAAGAAGCCAAACTTCCACTAAAAATCGAAGCGATAAAAGTTGGATCAAAGTCCACTATCTTCTTTCCATCAGCAGGTTCGTAGTAAGAAAGAGTCAGCATACTTGCAGACCAGACTAGAACAGCAATTTTGACAATCGTTTCGACACGATTACCTTCTTTTTCTTCTTGATCTTCCATGTTTTTTTATAAGAAAAGCCCTAGTTGGGGATAATAGGGCTTATTGACTTGTGTGAGGAGTCAAGCCAAAATTAGCAAATAAGTACATAATTGGGAAGTATATATTACTAAATCCATGATTGCCCTACTAAAACCAATCCTTTTCACCTTTCTTAGATCCAAAGCAATTCGTCAACTTGCTCTTGATCTTGTTCGTGCCTGTGTAACAAAAACAGACAATGATGTCGATGATAAATTATGCGATATGTTGGAGCAAGCCCTCTTCCCAGGTAAATGACACATAAAGAATTTTTCAATGTTCTTATTGGTAAACCACCTGCTGAAATAGAACTGGAAATTGAAATAAGAAAAAGAGAAGTAGAAGCTTTACCAGAGTTTGTAATGAAACAATATTGCCTTGATCTGGTAAAAGAAAACAAACTGCAAGATTTTTTAATCATGGCAGCTATGCAACGTATCACTGAAACAGAAACTAAACTGTTAAGAGTTGAGATGGCTTTGCATCATCACACTAAAAACCTTAGACAAAAGAAAAAACTAACTTTACTCGACAGATTCAAGACTATGTTGAGCGTGTTCAGATGATCTTTTATCGTCCCATAAGACTTTGTAATAGTATTTTTTAACACCAACCTTATTAACTCTTGTAAGGGCTTCTGTAATGCTTCCTCTTTTTATTTTGTACTTATTAGAAAATCCTGTTGTAAATTTTCTTATGACACGATCATCAAGGTTAAACCGTTGACCTATTAACGCATTGGGCATAATTTGCTAAAAAATAGTATATTAGTTTCAACAGACATTGTACCTATGGCAGATAACAAGAAAATAAAATTATTAGAAACTCTTCATACAGTTCTTATTAGAGAACTATTAGGAAGAATAGAAAGCGGAGAAGCAAAACCAGGTGATCTTAACGTAGCCAGACAGTTGTTAAAAGATAATGGTATCGAGTGCATACCAACAGAGAAGAGTCCTATGGAAGATCTCATGTCAAACCTTCCAGACCTTGATGTAATCCCCAGTATAGAAAGATAGCCTATGAAACTTTTAGATACCTTTGCAGGTATCGGTGGCTTTAGTTACGCTGCTGAAAAACTTGTAGGTGGTTTTGAAACAACTCAGTTTATAGAAATCAACCCTTACTGCCAAAAAATCCTTAACAAACATTGGTCACACGTTCCCATCCATGACGACATCACAACATTCACAGCTAAATCTGGAGAGTTTGACATCATCACAGGGGGATTTCCGTGCCAAGACATATCAGTTGCAGGTCTTCAAAAAGGTATTACCAAAGAAACCAGATCAGGTTTATTTTACGAACTCATCAGAGTCATACGCATGGTACGACCCAAATACGTTGTCTTGGAAAACGTGGCAGCGATCCTTAATAGAGGGTTGGACATTGTTCTCAGGGAACTTTCCGAAGCAGGGTATGATGCAGAATGGGCAGTTATATCAGCAAGTTCTTTGGGAGCCTGTCATCAGAGATCAAGATTCTGGCTCGTTGCCTACCCCAACGACAATGGATCATCTTCCTCAGAGGAGTGTGGATTCAATGGTGAAACAAGTGACGCAACACAGGAAAGGCAGAACCAATCTTGCCAATCTCAGAGAAGCAGTGAATCCAGAAACAGTACAACTATTCAACAAACTACAGAGCTTACCTACCCCGACAGCGAGGGACTACAAGGACTCAGAGGAGAATATGAATTACAAGAAAGCTGCAAAGAAAGGACGTTTACCTGGCGTAATAGTGGAATCACGCTTAACCCAAACTGGAAAGGATACAAATCTAAACCCACACTTTGTAGAGGAGATGATGGGTTATCCAATCGGGTGGACAGACTTAAAGCACTAGGCAATAGTATTGTCCCTGCTGTTGCTGCCATTCCTCTACAACGAGTAAAAGATCTTTATGCAACCGCTTCCTGAGAAACTACAAGACTTTAGATATTTCCTGATCATTACTTGGCGACATCTTAACCTGCCAGATCCTACACCAGTTCAATTAGACATAGCTGAATACTTACAATACGGTCCTAGAAGAAAAATCATACAAGCCTTTAGAGGTGTCGGTAAAAGTTGGATTACTTCTACCTACGTTGTGTGGAAATTACGGATGAATCCACAACTAAAGTTTCTTGTTGTCTCTGCAAGTAAGGACAGAGCAGATAATTTTAGTACATTTACCATGCGTCTTATAAACGAGATGCCAATATTAGCCCCACTACGTCCAGAAGACGCTCAGAGAAACTCTAAAATAAGTTTTGATGTTGGCCCTGCTCAAGCTGACCATGCCCCTTCTGTTAAGTCTCAGGGTGTTCTAGGACAAATGGCAGGTAGTAGAGCAGATGAGGTTATAGCTGATGACGTAGAAGTACCAAACAACAGCTTTACCCAACCGATGAGAGACAAGTTAAGTGAAGCTGTAAAAGAATTTGATGCCATCTTAAAACCAAACGGTAAAATAACCTTTCTTGGTACACCACAAACAGAACAATCTTTATATCTAACACTAGAAGAACGTGGATATACAACTCGCATCTGGACAGCACGTTATCCAGACCTTAAAAACAACTATGGGGATAGACTAGCTCCTAAGTTAGCCCAAAGCCTTCAAGAAGAGCTTGTAAAGCCTAAAGATCCTGTTGACCCAGAAAGATTCAGTGCAATAGATCTAATGGAACG